TAGCCAGCACGCCAGGCTTCATCCCATAATCTATTTTTACGATCTTCCCGCCAAGCCATAAATAGGAAAACCGCAAAGGTGCTAAAAATGACGATTGCTACCGCCATCTGATCACTTATATTGCTCATTTGTTTGCTCCCGATCTCCAGGCTCTTTGCCTGTTGGGATTAAGTATGTGCTAGATCAGCGACAATCTGGATAGGTGTATCGGCGTGTTAGATAACAATACTGTTATCAATAACATCAATGGCATCATCAATTGTGCGTTCTTTGTAGTCTGTTTCCCTAGACATAGGATTTGCCCAATGCTGTGAATGATCCATCTTTGTTGATTGGGATAAGCGTTGGGGTCATATTCTTACCATCCCAGTCCAGAATTACGATGCCCATCTGCCAGTTAGCAATTCCCTTTGTGTATGAGGCTTTGGCTTTGTTCATTAGGTTGCCAGCCTCTATGCCGTAAATCGTCCTGTAATGGCCTCCTAAGCCCTCAGAAAACGAAGATAGCCCCAGTTTATGGGTGTGCCCAATTAAAACGCTCTTACCGACCTTTTTAGCCAAATTAAGGGCAGTTAAGCCTGCGTTGGGATTGGTGTTTCCCTCATCGCCATGACCTAATAACCAACCCTTTTCAAACTCATAAAAAGTCTTATGGAATGTTATTCCCATTGTGGCAAAGTCCATGAATTTTTCGTACTGTAATTCAGGTAGGCTGATTAAGCCAGGTACCTTTAATAAAGTGTTGTATAGGCGATCAGTATGATTAGAACGGACAATATGAGCCTCTCTAGCGTGCTCGGTGAGATCCCAAAGAATCGACTGAGTAAGTTCACGATCCCTGTGTAAAGTCTGCTCATAAGCCAAAGGTGTTTTTTCAGCCCATCGAGAAATAGTTTGAAAATCGATTTCATCGCCAACATTAAGAACACTATCAAACTTCTCCCGTCTTGCTAACTTGATTACATTTTTTACAGCTGCTTCGTGGTGGAATGGAATCTGTAAATCTGAAATAACCAGGTATCGCTTAATCGAAATCCTCTTCATCGTCAGTTGGATCAATCGATGGAATGATCCCTCCATCTCCGACAATCCAGTCGGGTAGGATTCTTTCTTGCATCATCCAAAATGCCATTGTTTCACTAAATCCTGCCTTCTTAGCTGCTTTGTAGCATTCATGAAGGCTGATGTAGAAATGATCCATTTGGGTTAATGGCTCTGGCGACTTACGCACAATTCGCTTTTTTGCAACCTTTTTACGGGGTGCTTGCTTTTTGCGTGTGTTTGCCATGTTACAAATTATCGCTCTAAGAGGATGTTGTAGATTTCATCGACACGCTGGTGAAGCGCTTTAATTTCATTAAGTAAATGAGTAATAACAAATGCTGCAAGGCCACCAATTACAGCCAAACTCGCAAAGTAAAAGGTAAGCATGTCTGAATCGCTCATATTTTAGGTGTTATTCCAAACTCAGATTCTTTTACATCCAACGCCTTGATTGCTGGCCCAACAAGTGCGCCAAGTAATACTGCATACTCTGGTCGCATATCTCCGGCAATTGCTAAGGCAACTGTAAGTCCAGAAGCTGCTACTGCTCGCAAATAAGATTTGATTGCTGCTTTGTGTTTCTTGCTTAGTTTCATACTTTACCTCCGAGAAGTGGGATGTCGAAAAACGATCTGTCCTGATCTCCCGCAGGGCTAAAGGAAATATGGATGTGCGACTTGTGTTGGTTAAATCCTTTGTAAGTCCTGTATTTCCATCGTCCTCTAGCTGACATAATTTTACCATCAAAGATTATGTAACTTATGCGTTTGCGTTTGTCGGCTTTTGCGTAAAGTCGCAGTTGCTCAACTAGATGAACTGGCAAACCCTTAATTTTATTTAGATCTTTGTCCACATCGATAGCGCGAACCACGCCCGTATCGCTAGTCGGATTGTGGTCGGATTTAGATTTTGAGTGCCTAGCATCGCCAATCCAACCATCAGAAGAACGATCCCTATCTGGGAAACAATCATCGATCTGCTCTCTTAATTGAACCGCAGACTTACTTAGCCAGGGTTTCATTTAGGAAAGAAGTAATTGCGCTTCTTCGGCTGTAATGCCTAAACGATCAAGCAGTGCAGATTTAGCAGCTGTTTTGATTTCAATTTCTTTTGCTAAATCAGTCTGATAAGCAATCCAAGCATCTTGAACCTGTTTCCAAGTTGGTTTGGATCTTTCATCTAACCAATTAAGATTATCAAATTCAGTTTTTGAGTTTTCAGCAGTTGAACCAAAATACTGAGCATTTGGATGAATCTTTTCAATTGCCAATGCTAAGTCCATATTAAGCCACCTTTATGATCGTTAATTGTGCGTAAATTTCAGTTAGTCCAAGATTGCCTGACACACCAAATCCATTATTTGATTGAGTGACTGCTCCATAATGTTGCAATTCAAAATCTTTAGTTCCAGCAATAGTAAAAGTGCAATTGAGGACTGCTGTTGCTGCTATTTCATTTGTTGTTCCTGCATAGTTGTTTGCACCTTGTGCAACTAAAGCGCTATCTGTAATGTTATACCATCTCAAGTTGTTGCTGTTTGTTTTGTATGCAGGGGCTGTGGCTTGTAAAAAGAATGTCCCTGCTGGCAAAGTAATTTGATTTGACGCCAAAGATGCACCACTTATAGTATTTAATAAACTTGTGTTTAACGTTCTGGTTCTCCAACCACCTGAGGTAAATGTTCCACCATCTGTTGCATTTGTTTTTGCATCATGAACTGAAAAAACTTGTAATGAAGATCCACCAGGTGCTGCCCAGGTTGGCACTCCCCCTGCAACTGTTAAAACATTTCCAGTTGAGCCAATTCCTAATCTTGTGTTGGTATTGGCGGTTGCTGATCGGTATTCAATATCGCCTAAAGTAGTTGATGGGTTTAACGCTTTGGTGGTCGTATCGACAGAAGATCCAAAAGTGCGAATGGCAAGTGCGCCATCTTTAACCAGATCAGTATCGTCTGGGGTTTCCCAATTGTAATTGGTGGTGTTTGCCATGTTAAGAAATTACTCCTATCGCTGTTCGCCAGGTAATTATACTTGATAAAGTGTTCCATGCTTCGGAGGCATTGACCTCATTCCATGATTGGAATACGGCTGAGAACTCTATTGGGCTGAGGTTGATAGTTAGAAATAATTGATTAAATGACGTGCTCCATGACCAACCTTCTACATACCCCTGAAAACGCCCCTCAGAGGCTATTTGAGGCGGTAAATCGGTGATGGTGAGGGGTTGACCCATAAACACACTTAAAAGGTGATCTCGGTCTGTATCGTCCAATTCTGAATTGGTGATTGGGAATGTAATGCTGTCAAATACTGGGTAAGGATAGGCTCTTAGGCTTAGGTATCGATTTGCGATGTTTTCTGCATCTGATTGATTTTTGATGCTTGAGTTAATGCTTTCTGATTTGTAGCCATAAATCGAAATACTTGTGGCATCTAGAGCTGTTTCTAAATCATTAAAGTTGTTGCCATAGTTTAGAGATACATCGTTGCGGATATTGCCAGCCTGGGTTGTTGTGGTCAAACCTGCTCCGATTGCGGTATTTGCTGAAATTTCAATTGCACCATTTGCAGCTAAATAGTTTTGGCGATGGTCTGCATCTGCATACCCGATGTTGCCTGCGCTATCCTCAAATAAATATCCAAACGCTGAATTGGCTATCTGTGAAGCAATATTGTAAATCGTATCCGTAGAAGATCCACGATTCACCATTTCGTATTGACCAGGTTGATCGATCTCGCCAAGTCCTAGATTCTCAGCAGTTGCCCATGTTTGGGTTGCATTATAGGTTGCCCATGTTTCTGCAGCTGATACTCCAACCCAGTCGCCTAATAAGAATTCTGTAAGCAAGGCATAAATTTGATCTCCGTCAAAATCTGATGTCAAAACGCCTTCGCTGATTGTTTTAGCCAATCGAGCAAGCGAACCCATAGCAATCAGGTTGTATGAGTAAACCTTGCCAACTGATCCTGTGCTGCTAACTGATGTTGTTATGTCTGTTATGTTGCCACCAAACAAAGTAACGTAAGTATCAGTCGAATCCTTGACCTGTAAAGTTAATGAATCATTTACATCAAAGACATAGTTTTCATCTTCTAACGCAACTAAAGCAATCTCCATGTATGACGGGTTAGGCTGGATGTAAATATCATCTCGACCAGATTGATGAGATATATCTGAAATTGCTACGTTTGTGTAATTAACCCCATTAACCAATAACCGCCATTCAGGCGTGAAATCACTCATTGCTGGAATCGTCTAATGCTTGCGCCATCAAGTGCCGGAATTGATCTGGCGGATGAATTATTTAATACCTTTGCAACTGCTCTGGCTGCGCCTTCTGAATCTACTGCCTTGACTGTAATGTTGTTAACTGTTGTTCCTGCTCTTGCAGCACCAGCTGCTAATTGTGCAGAAGTTGCGCCTGAAGGTATGTTTGGAACGCTTGAAACACTAGGAGTTGAAGATCCACCAATTTGAGATAATCCATAAGCGGTGCCAACGGCAGCAAGGGCGCCAGCAGCAAGGGCGACTGAAGTGCCACCTGTTGCAAATGCAGTTGCAACTCCAGCAGCTGCTGCAGCTGTTCTAAGTGCAACCATCGCAGTAATAAGGGTTTGAATTGCTGTTACAAATGCCATGACCTTGCTTGCCACAAATACTGAAACAATAATGCCACCAAGTATTAACAATTCATCTTTGATACTAATAATAAAACCAATTGTTGATCTTAATTGCTCACCAAATTCAAAGGCTCCTTGTGTGGCAGTTGTAATTCCTGCATTCACACCACTCTCACCAGTCAATCCTGCAGCCAAGGCTTCTATGTTTGGAACAACTGAAACCAGCAAGAAATCAGCAAACTGCTTGAAAATTGGTAATAACGCAGTCCCAATTTGCTCTTTTGTTTCATCTAAAGCAATTTCTAATTGTCTGATTTTAAATTCTGCGTTTGTTGCTTCGTTATCAATAAAACCTTTGTAAGTGCCTCGAAGGATTTGCATGATCTCATCGTGAGATTTTGTCTTTAAAGTCGCTGCATCAATACCTAAGCCCAATTTGCCTAAAGCGGTGTTTTGTCCATCAAAACTTCGACCTAAAGCATTTGCGACTGTTTCAAGTGGCTTTCCTGTTGCGGTGGCAATTTCCTGAGATAGGCTTAATAAATCTTGTGCTTTTGTAACATCGTTTGTTGATCTAACTAAACGGGCAAAGGCGGGTCTTAAAACATCATCTGTTGTAGCTGTAGCAATTGACTGCTTTGTGATGTAATCATCCAAGCCAGCAATTTGTGCTTCAGTTGCCTTTGTATTGGATCGGATTGTTTGTTCTAGTGATTTACGACTTTTTTCATCTTCAGCAGCTGCTTTAACTGCAGATACGGCAAAGGCTGTAGCAGCAGCACCAACGGCTGCAAAAGCCAAAGCCGCTTTTTTGCCAAATTCACTTATCTTTGTTGCGTTAGTATCAACGGCTTTATCGGCTTCGCCTAGTTTCTTTTTAAGATCATCAACATCGGCAAGGATTGATAATTTGAGGGTGCGATTACCAGTTGCCACTATGCCCACTCCTTAAGAATGCGATCAAACGCAACTTCCCATTTGTTAATCAATTCAGGCTGAATTCTGCGAAGGGTCGGATAGATAAACCATCCTCGTGAACCTCTGCCTTGCCGTCCGCTATAACTAGGGAACTGTTTGAACTTATTTGAACCAAACTCATAACCACCCCATAGGGTTTGTGTAGTAGCACCACCTGAAAACTTTTGACGTGCGAAGCCGTAACTGAACTCACCAATTTTTGAGGATTTGGAGATAGATACGCCGTCCGCAATTCTTTTCGCAGCTGTTGTGCCTTTTGTTCGGTTGCCAGCAGCGACTTTAATTTCCTCAGATGCAAAATACGCCAAAGCAGCAGATTGGCTTCTTGCTTCATCCGTTGCTTGTGCATCCATAAGTTTGAACGCTTTGTAGAGATCACGGAGGTCGGTTTTACTGTAGGCAATTGTTTCATCCGCCATGATCCCCTCGCTCCTTTAAAATCTCGACTGCAGTTAGTAAATCTTCTGCGCTTGTCCATTCACTCATTGGTATGTGGGTGGCTATTGCCACCGCAACAAGTAAACGGCTTACGCTTCCTTCTGGATGACTTTTGGGTCATCCGCATCACCGACAATTACATCGGCAACTGTTTCCATCCAGGCATCCATCGGCTTGACTGGTTTGTCTCCAGCAATTGCACGCTTATGGGCATGATAAGCCAAAAACATAAGATCCCACATGCCAATCTTTTCTTTGGCTTGTCCAATCGTGTTTCCTGTCTGCTTCTCCCATTTCGCCCACTCAGGAGGTTGGGCTATGTATGTGGCTTGCTCTCCTGAGTTGTATTCAATTGTTATTGGTAACTTCATTTTGTTTGCTCCCGTTTTATTCTTTAGCTGAAGGTTTCAGTAACTTCGCCACGAGCAACTGGGAATGTGAAAGATACTGTCTGAGCATCTACTCCTGAGCCACCTGCGGTTGGGTAAACTGGCAACACTGGGAACACGAATTGTGCTCCTGATGCAGCTGTAAGTGTAATGCTGATTTCTGAGTTTGGTGCAGAATCGCATGCTGTCCAAAGTGCTTCGCAAACTGATGAGGCTTTGCCCCAGTCTGCAAGCATGTCTAACTGGAATGTTCCAGATGTATTTACAACTTTGTAGGCTTCGCCGTCAAGTGTTTGGTAAGTTTGACGATCAAACTCTTTTGTTAGAACTGCGTTTGTCGCTTGTGCTTCGATGTCTGTTCCACCTGAGAACGACAAAGAAATATCGCGACCTGTGATAACTGTGGTTGCCATGATTCTCCTTTATGCGGTTTGTGTGTAGTAGGTAGAAACTCGAACATCTGCAATAAGCAGAGTGCTTGCTCCAACTTGTGTAACTGTTGGTCTTTCGACCGAGCTGACGATGTACCCTGCCGGGATCACCTTCAGAACACTCATTGTCAGTTGCTCTATATTGTCCAGGCTTGCCGGATTTGAGTTATAAGCAACTACGACTGATATTGTAAAATTGATTTTTGTGCGGACTAAAGACTTGCTGATTGTTTCTAATTCTAAGTAAGGGCTATCTGGAACGACCACGACTGCTGGTGGAATAACTGATTCTGGTACAAAAGAATAAACGTTACCTGCTACTGAGCCAAGAGCTGTGGCAAGTGGTTGTCTGACTGTTGAAAGGATTGTTGAAGCGGTCATTATTGAGCCATGCTTTCAACATCTATGAATGGACCTAGAATTCCAACGCACCGATTAAATAATGATCGACCCATTCTGAATGGTGTTGCTGTAAAATCTACGCCTTCAATCTGACCTCCTCCTGCAAGGCGAGATTGGAATACTTCTAAAGAAACTACGAATACGGCTGAGCGAACTGGTTGGTTGCCAACATAAGTTGAAGCAGTTGATAAGGTTGCAGTTCCGGATGGGATAATGTTTGCGCTCGCCACATCTGCGTTTGTAATGGCGCATGAGAATGTATATTGTCCAAGATTATCTGCCAAGATTGTGCGTGTTCCATTGTAAGGTGCTCCACATCCTGCGATGACAATTGATTGACCTTCAGTGAATTCATGAATGCCTAAAGTGGTGAATGTCGCTACGTTATCTTCTAAAGCAGCTTCTTGAATAGGGCTCTTGAAAGAAACCA